GAACATAGTTGTTGAGCACAACTGGACCTAGACCACTAGTGAAGTTGCCGCGCCCTTGGTTGGTTCCGTCAAGATATACCGCAGTAGCAGAAGCCCAAATAGTTAATTTTTCGTCTGCTCTTGTGGGTGTGCCCAATACCAATCTATTGTTGGCATCAAAGTAATAACCAGTTGGGGATCTAAATTTAATCAAACTGCCAATTTGCACATATTGCATATTGTTGCTGGAATATGTGCCCACTGGCACAGGATTCCCGGCTGTATTTTTAAAATAACCAGTTGTCTCATTGGCCAATGTTGTACTTTGATTCCAACTGACTGCCAACGCAGTTAATGATGGTCTTGGAAAATTTGCATAATAAAATTGCTTGGCAGCTTCTGTTGCTATCAACGGCTCGACTCGATTAGAAAGCACATCACTGATGTCATTGGTTGTTAACCAGCTAAACAAAAATGTTGGCAATTCGTTTGATTCGTACAACGCACCGTCGCTGCCAAATGTATTGGTAGAACTGTACTTGCCGGTGTTGTCAACCAAGTCAAGATAGCGACTTGTACCAATTGATGCACGGTTGAGTGCTTTGGATTTGATAATTGAATTGTAGGCAGTAAACGGAAAGTTGTTGTAGTCTTCGCCGTTGACCATACGGTTTTGCGTATAGTAACGAGCCGGGGCACGTTGCTTGATTTCGTCGATCGTTTCACGAGCAAGTGCATTGCTCACTGGTGCTGTGATGCCACAAGTAACTGTCAGTGTTTCTAATTGGCCAGTGCGGCTAACATAACTGATACTTAAAATCACATTTTGCATTTCTTCTGGATTGATAATATACTGCAATCCATTTGATGAACGAACATAAGAACGGAAAAATCCCACAGGAATTTCGGAAAAAACGCCGTCGCCAAAGTTCAATGTAATTTGATCATTTGCTCTACTGGCAACTGAATATATAGGACGCAGGTTTTCTTGTTGTTCGACCGCGGCAGTGTAAACGCTTTCGACATAATCCCATTCGCGGGCAATATTCCCAACGTTGTCCAACTGATACAGCCAGCGATCTGTGTTGTTTACACCTTCAATGTTGACATTGACTGCGCGGTTAGCAATGCGCTCAGGCAAATTAAAATCTTGATTCTGTAATACGCCCTGTTTGAAATAAAAGAAGAAACCAGTGTCGGCAGACGCAAAACCCAATTGGTCGTTTCGGAACAGCATGCCAAACTGCCCGTTGGGCTGTGGACTTGGTTCGTAAACATACTCTACACCTGCAGGTAATCCGGTGGCAGTGGCACTCACAGCTTCAAATGGCATGTTGACACCATCAACTACTGCACTAAACGGAATCACAGGAAGGAATCCTGGTACCAAGTTGACTGTGTATTCATCTGTGCGAATACCTTGAATTGTTGTTCTATTACCAGGGCGGCCAACACGCTGAGTGTTTACCAGTGCAGAATTTATAATGGCATTGAATTGTTCTTGCCAGTCAAAGTTTGTAGGGTCAGCCCAGTTAACAGTAATGTTGGCCAAGTTGATGCCGTTGTAGTCAATGACATTTTCTGTTGTTTGTATTGAAAATACTTTGAGATATCCGTTGGCTTCGGTGTTGCGCTTGGGGGTGTAACCTACCAAGTTTGCAAGTTTGACCACGCTGTCACGACGTTCAGCAGTGTCTAAATAATTTTCACGAGTGTTTAAATCTGTACGGAAGGCCAATGACTGGCCCATAAATGCCATTACATCTAGTATGGCAATAAATTCTGATGATTCAATATAGTCATTGAATGTTTCTGGATAGTACAATCGTACATAATCAACAAAGCTCTTGCGGAGAGTTTCAAAGTCATAGCTTTGGAAGTCAGCTTCGCGGTAAGTTTGATAGATTCGTTTCCAATCTTCAACTCCAAATACTGCGGTTTGTCTAGTAGTTTTTGCCATAATAATCCATCTTGTAGATTATTTATGGCGAAAATAAACCGCCCAGTTTATGTTTATGCGTAGCTTGCGCTGGCGGTTTGTTGGTCGAAGTACAAAGATAAAAATTCAGTTGTTTGCCCTGGAACCAACATCAGTTCAATTTCGATCAATATACCATGCAGTTGCGGGTACATGTTGGCGGATTGCAAATAAATTCTTGGATCCAAGCTGGCTACTCGTTGTATTTCTGCTAGTATGGCACGTTCTGTGTCTTGTGTTTGATTTTCAAATATGTAACTCCATATCATGGTTCCGTACCCAGGACGGCCAACAAGTTGCCCTTGTGTTATATTAAGTGCATTTAATAGATCACGCTTGACCAACTCGAAATCTACCAAAGTAAATTTCTTTGTTTGTCCTATTGTGTTGAAACCTCTGAATGTTGTCATAGTTGTATTTACTTGTATTTTAGGCAAAGTCACTGTCGTCTAGTTCATTTACAAGCGGTAGTCCCAATCTTGCTCTAATAATAGGATCGTTGCCTATGTACGGCGGCGCATTTGGATCTCCTAATGCATTAACACCTCTGTTAATTCCGGTGGACAGATCTTGCAAACTATCAAGGCCGCTAGGAAACGCCCCACTGAGTATGCTCTTGGCCTGATTGCCTGCTTTTTCTAGTGACGCAGTGTCAACTGCTTGTGGACTGAATGTCGGAGTTAGAATTTTATTGCTTCCAACCAGTTTAACAAAAGCGGCATTTACTGTTGTCCTATTAATTGTTCCAGTAAATCCGGCAGCCGGTACAACTCCTGCCACTGCCGCCGGTAATTTAAAATCGCTAAAATTAACAGCAAATTGTCCTTGCTTGGCTAAAGAATCCATTTGTGATTTAATTGACGCTCCGTTGATGTTTGGCAATGCTCCTTTAGCCCATGCTAGTGTGTTGTCTATGCCAAATTTACTTGAGTTTGCCAATAATCCGCCGAGATCAGATATTCCACGGTCAAGCACAGTTGATAATCCAGCCAGTCCTGCAATGCTGCCAAGTGCATTTGCAACCGAAGATAAGCTGTTTGATACAGTATTAAATATTTGTCCGCTGGGTGCAGTGGTATCAGTTCCAGGTGTTACAATTTCTCCAGTTTGCACTAATGTATCGTAAGTAGATTTCATAAGTTCGTACTGGGTTTTGTCTTGCAACGCTGAATTTTCCAACAACGTGTTTACCTCAGCTACACCATTTTTGCCAGTCCATACAGTGGTAGTGTTCAACACATCAACAAAGCTGTTTGGATTGCGTATAAATTTGTCTGCTGTCCCTGGCTTTAAATACCCAACTGATTCAAGTTGTTCTGCGGTAAATCCATATTTTCCAAGACCCGATTCATTTGTACAAACACCTGATGATTGACATACACTTGCAGCAACTGCTGCCATAACTGACTGCACTTGAGTAGTAGATAATAATCCTATAGGAGTAGTTATTACTGATGTATCAACATAATCAGCAACAGTAATACCGTTGTTGATTGGTATATCATTCAATGCTGGCAACGAAGAAACTATGTTATCATTGTAAATAGCCAGCAAGGGAATATCTGGAACACCTGCTGTCCCTCTATCAAGTCTTGACAATGCAAACTGTACACCAGTGGTAGTTGGCGATTCTAGTACGTCGCCAGCACTTAAACCAATAAATGCGCCAGCAGCCAACTGCTCAAGATAAACTTGTTCAGCTTGAGCAGCGGTAGTGCCAGCTGGCGCTTCTAATGTAAATAACTTTCCATTGGGAAGATTAAAACTAAACTTGGCCATATTATGATACTGTTCCTCTAAATCCTGCTGGCAATGGTTTTGTATTTGGCGGAGTTGATGGCTGTCCTGGTTCCATTGCAACCTCTACGCTAACACCTTTGTTGTGAAAAGGCCATGGTTCGTGTGCGGGTGCTCTTGTTACAATGCTTTCTAATCCAGTTGAAGAAATTTGCCAACCTGTTGCCTGATTAAATTCTGTGTCGGGCATTACATATTTTTCTAATTTCTTTGGTGGTTCTACATTTTCTGCCGATCCACCATTGAGGTCAATACCTCCGGCTTGTAACGTCATGTCAGAGCCGGCATTCCACGATCCTTTTCTACTTACCAAAGCCAAACTGCCATCGGCCCGAACAGCAATGCGAGCTTTGCTATACATAATAGTTTCTTCGGTACTTGACAGCGTCAATTTCTTTTCAGTTTCAATGTTTGTGCCGCCTGCACTTTTCATATTGATTTTACCTCCAGCAAACATATTAATATCTTTGTCTGCATGCAGATTGATTGTGCCCTGAGTACGAACATTCACAGAGTTTGTGGCGTACACATCCAGTGTGCCTTCTTGCCCAAGCTCTAACCAGGCCTGTCCATTGGCATGGATGATGTACAAAAAATTGCCATCATCGCTCATTGTGATTTGATGACCGCCGCTGGTACGGACACGCACAAGATTGTCTTTGCCTTCAATATTGCCGTCGTCCATGACAAGACTATGTCCGCCTCGACGTCCAATTACATTTACGTCACTTGAAGTGATAGAGTTATCTTCAATACGTTTTTGAATATCAGCTTCGGTAA